GTATTCATCTGCAAATCCCCAGTCAGTAAATAAGAAAAAGTTTTCCCATGCACCGAATTCGTTTTCGTATTCTCTAATATAATGAATTGGTTCGCTATCATAAGCGCAAGTAATTTTATACATCAAAGTTTTCCCCTTCTACACAATCACATGGTTCGCAATCATAGTCATTATTATCACCAAAGAAAATAACGCCATAGTCATTACATACATCACAAGGAATAGTCAATACTGAGTTTATCATTAGTGTTGTTCCTCGCAATTCTGCGTATAATCAAACGCACAATAATAACAACCCATTTGCTCGCCATGCTCTTTGCAGACATGAACAAATTGGCTTTCATCACAACAGAAATGCTGTTCATCTTTAATTAAATAGAAATCTGTTTCATCAAGATAATCTTTATCAATCATTTATTTACCGCCAAACTGCGATAAGTATAACCGCCATTTGTTTTTCTAATTTGAACACGATACGCTTCTGCGCCTTCATACCAAATTGGTTGTGGGTGGATTTCCGCTGAGATGATTTCTCCAGTTACGGAATTGGAACGATACATTTTGCCGATTAGTAAATCGGTGACATTATAGACATTTGCTGACATTTGCTTTCCTGCTTTCTTTTGTTGATACGGCAATTATAGCGTAACGCACTGACATATTCACATTACTATCCAGTAATTCCATATTTTGAGACGCTCAAGTCCTGTGATAGTAATCACATTTAGCCTGTGGACGACACGCCCGAGATCTGTGGATAAGTCTGTCAAATCGACACGCCGCAAATTTCACGGGATTTTATAACAATCTCGTAACGACACGCCCGACCCCGTGCTTTTGTGGGCGGACCGCCTTTGTCAAGGCGACACGCCGCTAGTTATTGAAAATCTTTTAGGATTTCCTCAAGCTGATTTATTTGCTCATCGCTAAGATGATCGAGCTGAATTGCTTTTTCAAATCCAAATAAATCGCTCATTCGTTTTCCATTTCTGCTAAATAATCTTCGTGTTCAATAAGACCGATTGAAAATGCGATAGGGTCGCAACATTCCAAAATCTCGGCGGGAGTAAAAGTTGAATAACCAATCTTTACAGTAGGATAAACATCATTTAGCAAATCAATAAAACTTTCCTTGATTTCTAAATCTCTTTCTAATTCTGATTTCATTAGATAGCCCCTTCTTGAAATAAACCGATTTCTAAATCTAGTAATTCGCTAGGTGTTGCCTCGGATAAATCTACCCAGCCAGCACCCTCATCATCTATGCGAAAGATTTCTACATAACCCATTTAGTCTGCCTCCTTAGTATTGAACAGAGAGGACATTTTATCATTAGCCTCTGACATTGTTGCGATAGCCTTTAATAGGCTCGCCTTGCGTTGCGCCTCTACGTGCGCCTTGTATTCTTCAAGTGTCATTTTAACGACCTTTCGTTGTTGTTATAGTAAGTATTATACAGGAACGCCCCGACATTATCCAATCGACACGCCGTGTTTAGGGAAATCTTTTTATGTGATAAATCTCACAAAATCCAGGGGCTCTATAAGGTATCCGTAACGACACGCCCGACCCCGTACCTTTGCGGGCCAGCTTGATCTTGTCAAGCCGACACGCCGTAGTGTTAGTCTAATTTATTGTGAATTAGGTCACGAATTACTAGGCGTAGCATAATTAGGGTGGGGATACCGATACCTAGTTGCACTAGTGTAGTTAGTATGCGATTAGTAGTCATTACTTATTCTTCTTTCTCTTATAAATCTTATAAGCGGTTATAGATAAAGCGGTTAAGATAATGAACGCCCATGATAGGGATAGATAGATAAAGTCACCCATGTCGAACATAAAGCCGTAGTCATTTAATTCAATAGTCATTATTAGTTATCCCAACTTAGTGCGAATAGTTTTGCTAGTTGCTCATCATCTGAGTCATCAAAGTCATCAACAGGAGGTTGTTCTTCATCTACCTCATCTAGGTATGCGTATTGGTCTGCAACATCTGATTGAATAGAGGCGTACTTATCTATAGAGTTAGTTTGGTATGAGTATGCGTATGACATTAGATAGACCCTTCATTAGTTAGATACATACCTAGCGGTATAGTTATGAACGCTAGGGTGGAGATTATTAGTAGAAAGGTTAGCATTAGTTCTGTGTTACCTTTCGCATGTGTGCCACTACATTAGTGGAAACTTTTTGTAGGTCTGCTACGACCTTATTCATCTCGTCTGCGCTATTAGCGGTGAGCCCTGCGCCTAGTAGTTGAGCGCCGTCCCATAGTGAGTATGTGATTGTCATTGTCTGTTCTTCTTTCGTTAGTTGGTTATAATGGAATTATAGGGTATAGGTCTGACATTATCAAGGCGACACGCACCTTATGCGGTGTGAGTTACCTCACACACGCAGTTGATACAGTAGCAAGCAGGGCTTGAGATTAGGTACTTGACCATAGCCTTGCGGTCATAGGCAGATAGTCCATGAGAGGACTTGACCCCGCCATTGTGATACTCATGCACGATAGTGCTAAGTAGCGTTTCGTTCAGTTGAGTCATGGTGACTCCTTTCGTTTGTTTTTCTTTATGTATTTAGTCTAGCAGGGGGGACTGACATTTAGACCTGTTTCTCGGGCGTGTCGGGAAAGTATTTTTGTGAAGTGCCTCACACTTGAGCGTAAGACCTGCTCCGTATGGGCGGTCTATCTTAAATTATCGACTTTTTCTAGGGTATGTATCATCCATCATAAAAATATATTAACATTTTCTGAAATTTAAAAGCAGGCGGAAATAAAAAAGTGTATAATAAATATATGGATATGGATCAAGCAAAAAATGTAGTTAAAGAAAAAAATTATGTAGTTTTTAAAAATAATTTAGAGTCTCCAGATTTAAGCCTTTTTGTAAATTTATATAAAAATAAAACAGATGTGTACAACACCCCAGCTAGAAATTATTCTAATATTAAAATAGCTTCTGGCAGTTTTTTGGAAAACTCAAGTGTAAATAAGTTTTACAACAAATGCTTAGAAATTTACGGAGAGCCAAACACTTTTTATACTTTTGAGGGTGCTGCAAATACTGGTAGCGATGTCCACTCGGACTCAGCTGATGTTATACATTGGCAATGCCACGGCAAATCTGAATGGACTCTGTATGACGACACATCAAAACCTGTAAAAATTATTTTAGAGCCTGGTGATGTAATTTGGTTTAAAAAGGGACAGCTACATTCAACTTTTAACCTTGAGCCTAAAATGTCTCTTATATTTATGTCTAACGAAGATTTAAAAAAAATTATTGTGGAAAAATACATCCAGGCGGGCTTAGATTTTGAATAGCTAGTATTTTGTCCCTTGACATAGAATTTGGAAATAGTATACTTCCAATAGGGGGGTCGGGGGGTCAGTAAATCAATAAATAATAAATATTAAATATATAGACCTAAGACCTAAGATCAAGTGATAAGAGTAATGATACAATATAAATATGAAAACAGTAAATCTTATTGGCGATTGCCACTCATCAAGAATATGGCAGTGGTGGGATCCTAAAACCTGCCCAGTTGATTTTAAAGCATGGGGCAAAGCGGGACTTAAAGCGTGGTCATTCTACCCAGAAAAAATGGAACAAGAAAATGAACAATCCAGCGGATTAGAAACCGTAAGCGAATATGTATTAGACGCATCTGCTGCATCTTGGGTAAAACCATTTGGTGAATTTAAAAATGCTGATTTGGTAATGATTTGGATCGGATATGTAGACATTAGACAATTTATGCCAAAGTATGAGACTTTAGAACATAATTCAAAAGATGTAATTAGGCATTTCTTAGACAGAGTTCGGGAATATTACAAGGAATCTATCATACAGATAATAGAGCCTCTCCCACAATTTACGGAAATGCATTTAAAGTATGAAGGTATTTCTCCAAGCTATACGTACGAAGAAAGACAAGCTATAAATAAGCTATTTGTCGACACTCTAAATGAATATGTTGTTGAACACGGAATGCTTACCCCAGTAACTCAGCAAGAAATAAAAGAAGCAATTGGTTTTCAAGAACTTACCTCAGATTGTGTTTATTCGGTTGCACCACATCCTCAAGATTCATTAAAGCCAGAGCTATGGGGAAAAATATATAATTTATTTATAGAAAAAGCAAATAAAATACTAAAGGAAAAGGAATAAAATATGAATGAAATAAAAATAACAAGCCCAGTCGGATCAGGCACTAGTTTTCTTAGAACAATAATTGAAGATAATATTGAATGTGAGTCTGTAATGGGCACACATCAATATGAGGGCCATAGTACGGAAAACCAAGTGTTCATATTGAGAAATCCAAAAGATACAATTGCTTCTTCTGCAGAAAGACATCTTAAAGCATCTAAAGACAAATTTGTCACAGACCACATTGAAATAGAAGACACGGATAGCTTTAATAATATCATTCAGCATTTAATAAATAAATACAAAACATTTATTTTAAATGTTGAAGATAAAGAAAATATATTTTTAATAACTTTTGAATTTTTAACAACACAAACAAACAAATGTGTTCTTGAAATAGCTAAGCGTTTTAATTTAACATTAAAACCAGCACCTGCCATTGATGGTTCTTACGACTATGACATGTCACAACTTGCTATATTAAGTTTACTTGGAGCAGGTATGCAAAATAGAGTTCCTAGGGGACCAAAATCAGAGGAAAGAGAAATAATTGATTCTCTTGTTGAAGCTAATCCAATGATGGAAGAATTAAATGTTTTGTACTTAGAACTGTTAAATAAATTGCAGTCAACTGAAAACATGCTATAATAGATTTATGAAATGTGACTTTTGTGAAAACCCAAAGTATGTAGAGCGTATTAACTCTAAAGGCATACTTGAAAGTTTTTGCACAAATTGCATTGAGAAATTAGTGGCGGGAAATCGAATAAGTTAATCCCTGGGGGATATAGCTTAATTTGGTTAAAGCACTTGTCTTATATACAATAGATTCTGAGTTCAAATCTCAGTATCCCTACAATGGAGTAGAATATGAATAATGTAAGAGTTCCTCAAGAATGGTCAAGAAGAAAGAAAGTAAAGTTTATTTCTATCTCATTGATCACAGCATTTGTTGTATTATCAATATTAATCTCAGTCAACTAGGATATATATGAAGAAACTATGGGCACTAATAAGTCTAATTGCGATAGCAATCTCTTCTGGTGCAATAATATTTAATATTTTAAAAAAAGCGGGACTAGAAGATATCTTTGATTTTGACCTAAACGAAGAGATAGACAATGAAGAATTCTCAGCTCTATAACTCAGTCATGATATTTGCATGGATCCTAATGGGTCTATATGTAATGTGTATAATATGGTAAATAAGGACAAAGTAGACATACTAGCGAAATATCTGCAAGATTGTCGATATAGAGAATGTAATTATTATCAAGCTGACACATTTATTGCACAGTCTTCGCTAGAATGGGTCATAGAAGGTCTTAAGAGCCGATTAGAGAGATGTTTGAATGCAAGTTCAGGGGTATGTGACATATGGTACTTAGAATCGCATTCTGACTGTTTATTATTAATGAATCTAATATATGAATATAGTGCAGATCCCCTATATTATGCTAAATGGGGTAATAGGAACTTAGAGGGCAAATTCTAAAATGGTTCTTCTACCGCCGCCGCACTTCAATTTTTTCACTTTCGCACTATATGGGCAAATTGGATGCAATTTATAAATGGAAACACATAAAATAGTTATTGCAGGCGGAGGCACCGCTGGCTGGCTGTCTGCTTTATATATGCAAAAAACTTTTCCAGAAAGCAATATAACGGTCATAGAAAGTACAGAAATTGGAATCATAGGAGCGGGTGAAGGCACTACTCCTATGATTAATAAAACAATTTCTTACCTAGACATAGATTTAAAGGATTTTATTTCAAATACAAAGTCAACAATAAAAAATGGAGTTAACTTTAAAAACTGGAACAAAGATGGCACAGACTATCTTCACCCATTCTTAGAGCCAAATGAAGAATTAATAGAAAATGCAAGGCTAATGTATATCGCAAATAACATGAAAAATGAAGACGGATGTCTTTCTACAATGTTGATGAAAGAAAAAAAAGTTCCAATATATTTCGAAAACGGTGTCTATAAAAACTATGGCCCATCAGCAATACATTTTGATGCCCGAGTTCTTGCTTTATTTTTAAAAGATAAAGCAATTGAAAGAGGTATTGTACATATAGACTCTACAATAGTAGATGTATCTTTAAAAGATCAGAATGTAGAAAAATTAATTTTGGAGAATGGACAAAAGGTCTTATGTGATTTTGTTGTTGATTGCACTGGATTTAGAAGACTTATTATTGGTGATTACCTAAAAAGTAATTTTATCAGCTACAAAGATCAGATACCAGGTAATGCGGCACAAGCATTTTTTATGCAAATTGATGACCCAAAAGATATATATCCTTGGACAGAATCCACTGCAGAAGACCATGGATGGTCCTGGAAGATACCTCTTCAGCATAGATACGGGTGCGGGTATGTTTATGACTCTAGAATTATTTCTAATGAAGACGTTAAATTAGAAATAAACAAAAGATATGGTGATGTTGATTTTGTAAAGCAATTTAGTTTTGAGCCTGGGTACCTGGAAGAAATTTGGATTGGAAACTGCATTGCTATAGGGCTGTCTGCTGGATTTATAGAGCCCCTGGAAGCTACATCGCTTCAACAAACGATTACTCTCCTTGACGAAATTATTAAAAAAAATAAAAATATATTTCCTGCAAAAGAATATAAACAAAAAATAAACAAAATTTTTGCAAGAGAGTCAGACGAAATAAAAGATTTTATCTATCTTCATTATATTACAAACAAAGACGGATTTTTTTGGAAAAATTTTATGCAAAACTATAAGCCATCCAAATCATTTTTAAAAGTACTTGATCAAATAAATAGCTTTGAAACAATTCACTTCCCCAGAGGATGCAATATTGAGTATTGCGTTTTTGATCATTTTAGGTATCATCTTGTTGCAAACGGAAATGGAATAACAAATAAAAATAATATTAAAGATTATTATAATGAAAATTTAATATTATATAAAAAAGATTTAGATGAAAATATTAAAAAAATAAAAAATGTTATTCCTAAATTAGAAAATCATTATAGTTTTTTAAAAAAGATGGGCGGGTTTAATGAATAATATTTCTTATGTTTTAAAAACAATGAAAAGAAAAAAATATTGGACAAAAATTAATACAATTGAGTTTATATCATTTATGACAAAAGTTGTAATTATTGTCCCAGGACTATTATTTAATAAACAATGGTGGTGGCTTTATGTATTTGCATTGCTTTCAAGCGGATCTCTCATATGGACATCAACTAAAAAAACATTACCAACAATAATTATATTTAATATTATTTGGTGCTGTTTAGCTGCAAGTGCAATAATTAAACATTTGTTGTTTTAAACATATTTGCAAAATAAAATTCATCTATGTTTGTATCAATAACTTGTAGCCCAAGCCTCTTTTCAGCGGATACGTCCCTTTCGTCTGTTGGATTGGCGGATACAATTATTGTTTTATTGTTCAAAAATAAATCCATATTTTTTTCTAAAAATATTTTGTAACAGTTTGTAGAAAAAGGTCTATTTATAAAATAAATTGTTGGCTCGGCAACACATACATATTCTAGCGCATCCATATTTAAAAAATTTATTTCTTTTTCAATTTCTATATTAATGTTTTGTAAATTTTCTAATGCAATGTTATGGTATTTCGGGTCAATCTCTATCCCAAGATAAGATTTGTATTTTGCATTTTTTATTAAACAATTAAACAAAACCTTCCCTTTCCCAGAACCAATGTCAACAAAATTATACTCAGACATATCTACAATTTCTTGTAATTTTTCATTTATCATATCTACGCACAGAGTAGGAAAGTTTTGAAACCCATTGGAGGTTTCAAATTCATTTTTATTTTCTTCTATGCCTGGACCCAATAGCCCCACAGATAGTTCAATTATTGCATGAGAAGTATTTAGGTTATATCTTTGATCAAAAGACTCAAGTTCAAGACAGTCGTCATGTCTTATTTTTGTATATTCATTTTTATATTTTTCGTTCATTTTTTACCTTTTCTTTTTTAAAAATTTTTTTAAAAAATCCTTCAATTTTTGACTCTAGGATTCCGCCATTGCTTTCTTCTTTATAATGATCTGATTGAAAATATGGAGAAAAAAATACTTTTGAAAAATGTCTAGGCATCTTGCTTACGAAGCTGATCTTCAAATTTATTAGAAAGATCAACTCCCTCAAGACCAGAGTCTTGCATTATTTTAATTCTTTCATCTGTAAATGCTGGATTTTCTACTAGAGGAATCATCCATTTGTCTATTTCTTCTTCGCTTCGAGATCCAATTTGATTGTAGTACTCTTCAGTCTTATAGTTATAAAAAGTTCCTGGGTTGTCCTCTGCCTTTAAAACAAAATTTGAAAAGGCATATCTAACGCCAGACTCTACTTCACGTACACCGTGTGCATATGGATCAAAAGCGCTGTGAATAAGTAAATCTCCACGCTCTGGTTGATATTCAAAGCATTCGCCACCGTAAACTCCATTTGTTATAGGAGTTGAATCTGGATTTATCATAGGATAATAAACGGCGCCGCCAGTAAAATTACCAAAGTATGCAACCAGACCATAATCTAAGACACAGCAAGTATCAAATTTATCTCCTTGAGACAAACGATGACACTCTCCCTTTCCAGGACTATCGCTGTGACAGAACATTCCGCCATCGCCAGGTCTTACATTTAAAATTGATTGAGATGGGTGTATTACCCAGTTTGGGTAAAGCAGTTCGCTAATAAGTTCCCAAAAGTCTAATATTCTTTTAGGCCTAGGAGTCATTTTGTTTGCGTACCAGCTTATTAGTGTTGTTTCATATATTAAAGAATCTCTGTAATCTTGAGCTTCAATTTCTTTTTCCATGTCTAGCATTAGTTCTTCTGGAATAAAGTTTTTAAACAAAAAGATTCCGCTAGGTGTTCCGTACGGGTCAACATTGCTGGATAAAGTTATGCAATCGGGTCTTTCATAAAAATACATTTTGCCCCCTATAATTTAATATAATTGTATCACGGATTTATGTAAAACCCCACCCCCAGACAGAGGCGGATCCATCCAGGGGTGGGAACAGGGAGTTACAAACTCAACCTGAATTTCAAGTATATTATATACTGTTACAATAGTCAATCAAATTTTATGTAATCTTTTTTTACCATATCATCAAGAACTTTACCTAAAAGCCAAAACGTTGATTCTTTTGAATTGTCTACGTATATTTGGCATTCTTCTAAAGATTGACCATTTAGTTTAGCAAGATCAAAACTTAAATCTTGAAATTTTTTATGCATGTCCTTCAATATTATTCTTTGTTTTATTGGATTAATCATTTTGGTCATCAACTTTAAATGAAGGGGTTGGACCCAAGAGATATCCCTGCTCGTGATATTCGATCATTTTGCTAACTTCTTCTTGTCCTACAGAGCCTTTTGCTATTAAACTAAGCATGTCGTATATTCTATGAAGCATTATGTAATTAACCATAGGAAGATTATCTTCTAGGTCATTAGAATTTTGATTACTCAGGTCTTCCTGCATCTTGCCACCATATTTCTCTTCCCATAGCATCAGTGTCCTTAATTGGCTCTGACTCTTTACCACAAATACAGTTGTTGTTACACATTTTTATTTACCTCGTCAACAATTTTTTGATAAGTTGTAGAACCAAGGGATTTTTTATATTCACATTCTAGGCAATATAAATATACGCTGTCTACAAGGTCTTGATTACAAAAAAGAAGGGATTGGTCTACTGGGCATAAAAGCTTTTCAACCAATCCATCCTCTGACATGGAGATGTAGGTTGATACGTATTGTATCCTCATCCCATCTCCTTTACTTTGTCGGAAATTTTAATAAAAATTCCTTAGCTCTTTGGGTCATTCCCTTCCAAGCCGACCAATCAATACCGCCATTGGTCATATGATACGTTATCTCTGCGTTTGTTACTGGGTCGAATAACTCCTTGTTACTCTGTAAATCAAATTTCTCAAGTCTTGTTGGACCAAGATTTCCGATCATGTTTATCTGAAATAATCCGTAAGAACTATCTCCTGTATTCTTATTCCCGTTATATGCAAGCGGTCTTCCATTAGATTCACGCTTTGCTATTGACCAAGCTTTTTTAAGGCCCGCTCCTTCGAATCCTACAGTCTCAAGTAATAGTTTTAACTTTTCGTCTGTAAGCATCTCAGATGGTTTGTAAATCTCTTTACTAAAACTATCTAAGACTTCTTGCTTTAATTGGGCTTCAGTTTTCACTAAAGGTTTTACTACAGTTAAAGCGTTTGCCGAGTTACTAAACAAAAATAACGTTGTTATTGCTATTATTGTCCAGTCACGAACCAAATCGCTTAACTGCTGTTTTATATTCTCCATTGGCATTTCCTCCTATAGAGATAACGAACTATAAGAATATCATTAAATGCAAAGATGTGTCAAGTTAGTCAACCAAAACATAATCTTACATTATGAGATAGCAGAAATATTTTTTTACCCCTAGACCGCTAAATAAAAGTTTGATACACTAGAGCTTCACTTAAAATTAGAACCGCAAGGCGGAGAGAAGGTCGTATAATAAATGTCAAAAACTATTGAAAATCCCTATGAAAATTTTATTGCTTTATCTAGATATGCAAAATGGGTAGAATTAGAAGGACGCAGAGAAACCTGGGGAGAAACAGTAGATAGATATTTTTCATTTATGACTAATCATTTAAAAACAAATCATAATTATATTCCAAATGAAAAGCTTGTTGCGGAATTAAAAGAGTTTGTATTTGAAAGAAATGTTATGCCCTCAATGAGATCTGTTATGACATCTGGTGCCGCATTAGAAAGAGACAATGTAGCTGGATACAACTGTGCATTTTTACCAGTTGATTCACCACGATCATTTGATGAGACAATGTATGTTCTTATGTGTGGCACTGGTGTAGGATTTTCTGTTGAGTATAAGTATATTAATAAACTTCCTGCCGTCCCAGAATCATTGGAGAAATCAACCACAGTAATTACAGTAGAAGACTCAAAACAAGGCTGGGCTAAAGCATACCGTGAGTTGTTAGCACTACTTTGGTCTGGACAGATTCCAGCGATTGATGTTTCTAAAGTAAGGCCCGCTGGTGCAAGGCTTAAAACAATGGGCGGAAGATCATCAGGCCCACAACCGCTTATTAATTTATTTGATTTTACAATTGCAAAATTTAAAAGCGCCACAGGAAGAAACCTTAAGCCGATTGAATGCCACGACATTATGTGCAAGATTGGTGAAGTAGTTGTTGTAGGCGGAGTTCGTCGGTCAGCAATGATTTCTCTTTCTAATATAAACGACATTGAGATGGCTCAGGCTAAATCAGGTAATTGGTGGGAAAGAAATCCTCAACGTGCCTTGTCTAACAACTCTGTTGCTTATTCACGCAAACCAGCAATGGAGCAATTTATTGCAGAATGGAAATCTCTTTATGACTCAAAGTCTGGCGAAAGAGGAATTTACAACGTCGCAGCAGCGCAAGCCCAAGCAGCTAAATTTGGCCGCAGAGATCCCGAGATCCATTACGGAACTAACCCTTGCTCAGAAATTATTCTACGCCCATACCAGTTCTGCAATCTTTCAGAAGTTGTAATACGTGAAAAAGATACAAAGAAAGATATTGAGCGCAAAGTTGAGCTTGCTACAATTCTTGGCACATGGCAATCAACCTTAACAGATTTTAAATACCTGCGTAAAATTTGGAAAGACAACACAGAAGAAGAAAGATTGCTTGGAGTTTCTTTAACAGGACAATTCGGACACAAGTTTATGTCTGGAAAAGATGATATTGTTATGCTTGAGTCATTTTTAATGTCAATACGTGATAAAGCAAGAGAAGTAAATAAGGAAGAGGCTGGGAAAATTGGGATTCCCGAGTCTGCTGCTATTACGTGTGTAAAGCCTTCTGGAACAGTATCTCAATTGGTCGGGGTATCTTCAGGAATGCATCCATGGCATTCTCCATATTACATTCGTACTGTTCGTGGCTCAAAGGGTGATCCAATCTCTACATTTTTAAAAGAAGTTGGCATACCAGTAGAAGACGATGTAATGAAGCCAAACGATACCTACGTATTTTCATTTCCAGTAAAAGCACCAGAAGGTGCAATTATTAGAAATGATTTAACAGCAATTGAACATTTAAATATTTGGTTGGTTTATCAACGTGCATGGTGTGAACACAAGCCTTCAATTACCGTTTCCGTAAAAGAAGAAGAATGGATGGATGTTGGTGCTTGGGTTTACAAAAATTTTGATGAGGTTTCAGGAATTTCATTCTTGCCACATTCAGACCACACATACAAACAAGCTCCATATCAAGAAGTATCTAAAGAAGACTATGACGCATTGGTTGCAAAGATGCCCAACAATATTCGTTGGGAAGATCTTTCATTTTATGAAACAGAAGACGGAACATCGCCTTCAGCTACCCTAGCATGCAGCTCAGATGGAAATTGCGAGCTTGTAGATATTTCCGCTTAGTGGTAGAATAATACTATTGGGGTAAAACCCAAAATTCTGGGCAACCCGCCCAAAATGGAGATGATACTATGGCTAAATTAGCCGACTTAAATAAAGATGGAAAGGTTACAATGACAGAAGAAATTTTAGCAGCACTTGGAACTTACGCAAGAGCATTCCTATCAGCAGCAATCGCTCTGTACATGACAGGAAATACTAGCCCGAGAGATCTTCTTCTCGGTGGATGTGCAGCCGTGGCACCAGTAATTCTTAAGGCTCTAAGCCCAACCAATAAAGAATTTGGATTTAAATCTACAAAGTAGAGTAGTCAATTAGAAATACTCCTGTGCTAAAATTAGTACAGGAGTATTCCTATTTAGGAGACTATGGCAAATGGCAGGACAAAAGAATTTCGAAGTAGATCAAAATGCAACATTTAGCTTTGT